TTGTTAGGGCATTTGAAGATTTGGAGAGAGATGCCTTCTGTGGTATCCATTTTCTTTTTAAGGTGAGGGATTATGAACTTTCGCATCATTTCTTCCAAAGCGATTCCTTTGTTTTGAGTCATAAGAGCAAACAGAGAACCCGCTTGCCCTCCAAGATAAGCCCCGAGAGAATACGGCGTGCCGCTTGGCAATGTTTCACCTCTTAACGATTCAGGCGTTGAAGTTATTTCTTTTGAAAGAGAGTGCCATTGCTGGCCGAACGCCTGCATCGCTACTATATCCGGCTTATTGTTTAACTGCGTCAGCGGCTGATTGATAGCGTGATTTAATATATCACCGTTTTCAATTTGCGTTAAAACATTCCTGCCTACGAAATTAGCATCCGAAGTTTGAAATATAATCTTTGAAGCCAAATCAAGTTGGTCTTTGATAAGTTTGGCGCTGTGATTTACCATCCATTGCGATTGGAATAAATACTTTACCGCCCCGTTTGAAAGTGTTTGGCCTTTTTCTTCTATGAGATGAGTAAGCATATACGGACTTTGCTTCTCACGGCCCGAATAAAGCGTGTAATCGTCGTAAGTATTCCTGCCCCGCTTTGAAACAAAAGAAATGGCGTGCATTTGCTGTTGATAAGTCTGTTCGTCTTCTTCTTTATCGGTCAGGTAATAAAGAGGAAGCTCGCCGTGGATTTCATAAACTTCTATGTAATCAGCTTTTTGGTCTATCTGCTGTCCGGATGTGGTCTTTCTCGGCCCCTTGCTTGCAATAAGCTGTTCAACCATATCCCTGTTATAGCTTTTATTCTGCCTCAACTGGGCTGGAGTAAAGTATAGTTTTTCAATAACCGGATTGTGTTCAAAATCCACCGGATCAACTATGAGTTGGCTCCACGGTATTGTTTCAGGATATAGCATGCCATCTTTTTCCACGAACTTAATCACCGACGAGCCGTGAGAAGCTAAAACAAGCCCCCAATCGTTTAGGAACTTCCCGAAGTTTGTTTTACGCATCCAGTTTTGTAGGTGTATGGATGCAAGAAAAGCCATTAGATAATGCGCGACTTTACTGCTTTTTATTCTTATGTTTTTACGGTCTATGTCGGTAGCCCGGAACCACAAATTCCTAACCGCTATGACTATATTGAAAAATGGTTTTAATCTTCCTAAAGTATCCTCCTCGCCAGATATGTGCTTGGAATTAAGGTATGCGTCAATAGTATCCAAGTCTTCTTTCATGCTAAAAGAAACATAAGCTGATTTTTCAGTTGTACCGTCTTTGAAGTTAGATTCCGCTTGACGAACTATTGAACAAATTGATTCCAATTCATATTCACCGAATTTTTTTAATTACCTGAACAATTATATCACATTTAATCTATTTTTTCAAATTATTTAGTGCTATCTCTCGCTATTCGTTCTCGTTTGATATCGAACTGATGCTTAATTTCTCTTGATATTTCCGGCTTAAAATCTCTCATAAATAAGGCATAACGCAAAGCATCAAGCGCGTGATCATGTTCCTTAATCGGATTTTCATTAAGATTATCCTCATCGTGAGAATACATTTCAAACTCTGATATAAGATTAACGCACTGCTTGTTGACTTTTAATCTGCTATTTATTAAAAGCTCTCTAACCTTTTGAATACCTGACTCAATGCTATCCTTGCCCTTGCTTACTTCTCGGACATTTATATTTCTTTTCCGCAATTCTTCAATGCCGTTAGTGCTCTCCGGATCGGGATATACCGCCTCAAAACTGCAGGTGGCGACATAATCAGCGAGTATTGCCTCGGTTCGTTCTCGTTTATACCACTCGTCTTCAACAAAATACATCTCGCCATTAGTAAAAATATGAAGCACAGCGGCTGGATTCCTGTATCCAAAATCAATGCCGGCGATTTTACTCCAAGTTCCTTGCGGCAGTTCATCGTATAAGTGTTTTTCTCTTGAAAACTCTTTATAAACCAATCCGCTTGTTTTCTGAAACGAAGCCATATACTCCTGTAAAAACTGCTCTTGTGAAAGTTCTTTTTTGGCTTTTTCTATTTCTTCAACTGGAATATGAGGATTGTCGTAAGTCGTGAAGTGGAAGGTTTTGTAATCGGTATCTTTTAGTTCAAGGTTGCCTAAATCATACCAATGATTATACCCATTTGGGGTTGAGATAAACAACGCTTCGCCTTTGGTATCGGTCAATGTCGGTCTTAATACTTCCTGCCAGCCAGTCCAGAAGTTCCTCATGCTTGCCACTTCATCTAACACAATAAAATCAAACTGCATTCCCCTTAATGTTTCAACGGATTCCCAGCCACGCAAGAATACGATTGATTCTTCATTGTCTTGGGTTTTAATTCTTAACTCTAAGCGTGATTCGTTGGCTTGGATAATTGCCCTGCCAAAATCTCGCTTTATCATTTCCCACGCTATATCTCTTGCTTGGGCATACGTAGTGGCTATATAAGCGCACTTTGTTGGCTTAGCAATAGCAACGCCTTTGATTTCTTCAATGGCAAGAGTGCTTTTCCCCCATCTCCGGCCACAATTAAGAACTCTAAAGCGGTGTAAGTCATTTGCTACTTGGTCTTGTTTTGGATGAAGTAGCATTCTTCTTTTTTAAATACGTATTTAGTTTTTTATTTATCACTCTTTGATTGTGGAGTAATAGATTAAGTTTATCGGCTATATTGTCGTTGAGTAACGCGCTATCGAAAATTTTATAAATTAGTTCTTTTGTATAATTAGGAGTAAGAACTTTATCATAACAGGGGAACTCTATAAGTTTTTTGCTATTCTTTTTTATTTTCATTTCTTTTTATCCCTCTTTTTTTTGCTATTATTTCACTTATTTCAACTATTAAAGGATTATTCGGGTCGCCCTCAAAAACATCGTGAGCTTTCCCAAAATACCTATCCAACAAATCTTTATAAAAAGGATAATTCCCGTCTTTGGCTTCTGAATATCCGCGCTTAATCAAAATCTGCCAAACTTCACTTTTGGTTATTTTATTGGCTTTGGCTATTTCATCAACCGCTTCGTCCATTAGAGTTGTAAATGACTTGCTTCCTTGCGGTCTGCCATCAGGATTAAGAATAGAACCTTTTTGAAGTTGTCCTTTTTGGTTTCGTTCTATTTGTTTTCTATTTTTTAATGGCTTTGTTTCCATTTTATTAAATTAAATCTCTACCATCTTTTGGTCTACTTAAATTACACTTTCTACAAATTATTCGGATATTATCTTTTTTATGTTGTCCATCTATATTTATCGGAATTATATGGTCAATCTGCCGATTTCCTTTTTCCATTAAATTGGAACATAATAGACAAGTTTTAGTATTTTCCAATAATTCTCGCAACCATTCTGTTGTAATATCTGTTGTTTTTTGCGATGCTCTTATCCTTCCTCTTCTATTTGCGTTTAATAATAAAATTCTTTCTCCATTATTTTGACGATAAACTTTCTTTTTTTCTGCGATTTTTTCCTTATTCTTTTGTTGATATATTTTAACTTGAACTAATCTCTTTTCCTTATTTATCCTATAATTCTTTTTTCGTTGAATGCTTATTGTATCCTTGTTTAACTTTCTCTGCTGACGAGCATATTCTACTTTGGAATTTCTATTTTTAATATAATACTTTTTACAACCCTCTAATACTTTATCCTTATGTTTTTTATAATATCTTTCCCGAGCATTTTTAATAATATCAGGATTTGCCAAAACATATCTTTTCCTTTGACATGCTAAACATACAGCTTTAACTCGCCTTGCTCTTTCTACTTCTCTTTGGCAATCCATACAATAAAGTTTCATACATAACTATTATACCATATCCTAATAATGATATAAAGTTTCTCGGATATGGCTTTATTAAATCAATTTTCATTTACTTTATTTTGGCTTTTTTAAGAGCCTCTTGAGTTATCATCTCTCGCGATTCCTTTACTTCCTGGGCAATAGTCTTTCTTCCACTGTTTTTGTTTCCTTGAAAGCTCTTGCCACTTTTATAAGTTCGTGGCATATAATAAAATATTTATTTTGGCTTTATATTGATTTTCAAAACATTTTTTTAAAAGTCCAGCCCGACGGCTTCAGCTTCGTTGACTCTTACTCATGAGCCTTCCTATGCATTCATCGCGCGGGCCAGACTTTTTGTGCCAGTTTTTATCTCGCAGATTGCGAACTGTTTATAAAAAGTATAGTTAGGTTCTTCTGCTTTGAAAATTTACTGGCTAAGTCTTATTTTACCATAAATATCTAATTTATTCAACTTTCTTATTCTTTAAAAAGTTAGTCCACTCCCTATCTTTCTCGCTTCTTCCGCGATTTCTGTCAAAATAAGCTCAACATTATTTCTAATAATTACTTTTTCTGCTTCTGATAAATCCTTAGGAAATGAGTATTCTAAGAGTGAAATCCAATGTATTTTATTTTTCTCTTCAATTTGTGGGTCTTGGCGCATATTATTTTT